GAAGGCGGATGCTATGCTAGCGAGGTTCCAAGCCGCCGGAGGGAAAGTCGATTGGAAGATTTATACCGACCAAAATGTAACCGGAATCTTCACGCACCCCAATGGCGGCTCTTTGGAACTCTCTTGGACGATTGAGCAAGCTCGTAAGATTGGCTTAATCAAGTCTGGCGGCGGATGGGAAAAGTATCCACGCGCTATGCTTCGCGCCCGAGTAGTCTCTGAAGGTATTAGAACTATCTATCCGGGCTGTGTCATTGGCACCTATACGCCTGAAGAAGTCGAAGACTTTGACACGCCAAAAAATGAAAAATTTATGGGGCGGGGAGAGGTAAACATAACGCCTCCTCCTATTACCATAGAAAACCTTAGAGAAGACCCAGTAAGCATTACGGTTGATGTAGAGCCTAGCGCTCCTACTTATGCCCTCGTGCTACCGGACGGCACCATCTATTCAAAGCATGAAGAGATTGAAGGATGGATTGCTGCTTACGCAGATTTATTTGTCCGTATCAGAGACTCAGCAAAAATCAAAGAGGATGAGAAGCACGCAAAGATTGACGCGCTCAAGAAGGCGAACTACATTGTCCTTGGTGTTATGAGCGCTGTGCAGAAGTCTCAAGTGTTAGCGGCTATTGCGCCTAAGGGAGTACAAGAAAGCCCAAAGGAACATGGCAGCCAATCAACTACGGAAGCGGAAGTTACGATGGAGTCCCCGCAGGGATGAACCAAAGGGATGCGGTGCTGCATTGGTTGAAGACTCGACCATTGACGCCGCTAGAAGCCTTGGAACATATAGGAACGATGAGATTGGCTGCTCATATTGAGGTGCTAAGGAAGTCTGGACACAACATTAGAACTGAAGATGTTAAACAAAACGGAAAGAGTTTTGCCCGTTACCACTTAATACAAAGGAAATAGCATGGCGCATATACCAAGTGAAGGCAAAGGAATTTTGTCTCGTAATCAAAAGAAAGCAAGCGAGAAATCGCCGGATTGGAAAGGGCAGATAAGAGTTAATGGAGAAGATATTAAGCTGGCGGGATGGGTCAAGGATGTGGGTTACGGTCCATTCATTACATTGTCCGTTGATAATTGGAAGCCCGAAGGACAACAAAGCTACCCAAGAGATGTTACCCCTGATGCCGGAGATGTACCCTTTTAAGGAGAATGATTATGAAAAAATTGACTGCGATTGTATTGTTTGTTTTGTTGAGCGCAAATTGTTTTGCAGCCACCAAATGTGAGCCTGACGGACGCGGCGGTATGTGCTGTTGGGATACTAATACTGATGGTCCTTTTAAGCCGATAAGCTGCTAATGCTTTTTTTGACACTTCCGCTCCCTCCTAGCGTAAATTCTTACCGGACTATTTTTAGAGGAAGGATGAATATTACTAAGGCGGGGCGGGAGTTCAAGGCGGCTGTTGCAGATTATGTTGTTGAGTACAAAGTTCCCAAACTTGGAGACAGTAAATTGAAAGTAACGATGGTGCTGTTTCCAAGAGACAAGCGCAAGATAGATATTGATAACCGTATCAAAGCAGTCTTAGATGCGCTTGAGGATGCTGGAGTATTCAACAATGATTTTCAGGTTGACCACTTAGAAATCATAAGGGGTGAGCCGGTCAAGAATGGTGGAATCAGAGTGATGATTGAGACCATTGATAAGACCTCCTCAAGCCTGAATGAGAGTCCCTCAGCGGACAGTTAGGACACTTACGGGGCAGAGTATTCGGGCAGCCCCACTTACAAGGATTGATTATGACAACTTTTACAACTGAAGATAGAGAGAACGCAATGACTGAAGAAGTTAAACCGAGACCGCATTTATTTATTGCGACTCCAATGTACGGTGGTATGTGCGCTGGTTTTTATACTCAGAGCATTGTGCTGATGCAAAAGCATTTAAACGAGATTGGCGTTGATGTTACCTTCTCTTTTATGTTTAATGAGTCTTTGATTACTCGCGCCCGTAACGCCTTGGTTAAAGGGTTTCTAGCCAGTAATGCAACTCACTTGATGTTTATTGATGCAGACATTCGTTTTAACCCTGCTCAAATGCCACGCATGATTGAAGTAGATAAGGACATTATTTGCGGTATCTACCCTAAGAAAGAAATCAATTGGGGCAGCGTTAAACAGGCTATGGACAATAATGTTCCTGACGATAACCTCAAGTATTACACCGGTTCTTTTGTCGTGAATCTAGTGGATTATTCAGGTTCAGTAACGGTACCAGTCAATGAGCCAGTAGAGATATGGAATGGCGGCACAGGCTTTATGTTGATTAAGCGTCAAGTCTTTGAGCAGCTTGCAGATAAAGTGCCTTCCTATACCAACAATGTACTGGACTTAGCTGGCACTCTCAAAGCAGATGAGATAAGGGAATACTTCACAACCAGCATTGAGCCAATCAATAACACTTTGCTTTCCGAGGACTATCATTTTTGCAAGCTAGCGCGAGATAACGGTATCAAGGTATGGGCTGCGCCTTGGGTAAGTCTAGGTCACATGGGTAGCTATTTGTTTGAAGGACAGCTAATTCCTTCGCCTTAATGTTTTGGCGGGGAGGCTCCGGCTTCCCCAAGCACCCAATGATTCATAATTTCACCTTTAGCCAAATACGCTCATGCAGCCAATAAAGCGCTATCTTGGTAAATAGCTCTACAAACGCAATAGAGAAGGCAAGAGAAGCGTGTCCTGTGATAATCCAAGACAGCACAAAAGTATCAAGGCTTCCTGTAATCCGCCAAGTGACTGCTTTTAAAAGAGATTTGTAATGACTATCTTCTGCCACGACCAACGGAAAGATTAGTGTCTTTAGCCATTATTTAATTCCTAAATATGAACGAACTGCGTTTAGGGTTTGCAACTGTTCTGGCGTGTACATCTTGGCTGCATCTTGCCATTGATTGAATGTGTATCCTCTAAACATTTCAGGCAATCCAGTCATCTGCATCCATTGTTCGTATGGTCTGTTTTCGCCTAGATTTTGCGTATGGTATTGATACCGCTCTTGCATCATATTAGGGTCTAATTGACCGGCAAATTGAGCATAAAGAGCTTTAAGCTGAGGGTCTGCCTGAACGCCGTAATGACTTGCGTAATCTCCTAAAACATCTAACGGTGTTGCTTTAGGATTAAAAACCTCGATAGCAACTTGTTTTCCTTTAGCCCAATCTGGTAGGTCATCGCCTTTATAAAACTCCAACATACGCTGTTCTCCGGGTGTTGGAGAGTATTTGTAAGCAATGTCTTTGTTAGAGAGGTAAGGATATTCTTTTTGAGCCGTTTCTAATAGCTTGGCTCCTTTATCGGCGGATATGGTATCCAATACCGATGTATCAATTCCTTGAAGTTCTTGTGGGTCTGCCATTATTTAGCTATATTGCCGCCAACGGGATAAATAGCTCCTGCTGGAGCTTGAGTAAATGCTTTTTCGCCTTGCTGAACATGACCATTATTCCAAGGGCTTTCCATAATTGGACCATAGCAACTAGCTAGCTTTACGCCATTAACCGGTTGAGCTTGGATTTCACAGGGAAAACTCCACATATTGCTCATGCCCGTTGTAGGTGTTTGTCCTACAGTAAAGGTTCTAACTACTGCGGTAACAGTAGTCCAGCTTGGACCTTGTGGATAACTTGTTTGTGGAGGGATGCCAAACAATGACCATACTTTGCCGGGGGCAGAATCGCATGAGCCATTCATTAAATCTAGGTTGGCAACACTATCACCATTAAGGATAGGGCAAACAGCCATACCCTCTTTAAAGACTTTGCCATCAACAGTCATTGTCTTGCCAGTAGGAGTGGTGGCAGATGCCGCGCATAAGGCATATTGACCATGACAAATAGCAATATTGTGTGCAAAAGAACATCCAGCCATCACAATACCTACTAAGAATACAAGTGCTTTTTTCATGCCATATCCTTTAAAAATAGTAATTCTTCAGCTTGTCTGCGGCGTAACAATCCAGCCATGTGATGACCAGCAGCCATATCCCATTTTAAAAATTCTTGTGCGGCGCCCTCATAGTCACCAGCGTTTAGTTTTTTAAGCAATGTGGAATTATTAAGATTACCGCATCCACAATTAAAAGCAAAATCAACAAGTGCATCGAACTCATTTTGGGTTACCTCTACATTAAGCCTTGCGTTTACATCCGCTTCTGCTTTTTTAACATCTTCTGCCAAGTAGTTTTCGGCTTGCTCTTGAGTAATTGTCATGCCTGAATGGACTTCAGGACCGGTATGCCCGTATCCAATAGTCCAAGGGTCACCACCAGTAGCAGGGTCAGGGTAAGCAGTAAGCCTAACGCCTTCAAAACCCTCAGTTAAATGGAGACCATCTTTAGAGTATTTGTAATTATTCATCTGCGCTACCTATCTTAATTCCTGTGATTAAACCAATAAATCCGCCAATAATTGTCTGAAACGCTGGACCGACTATTTCAAATAGCTTGTTGTTATCTACTTGTGGATTAAAAAATCCAAACATAAACACGGTTACCATTGAAAGAACGGTCACGCATAAAGTAAAAGAAGCAATCATGGTCACCCAAGTAGCTAATTGTTCTCTATTCATTTTGTTACTTCGTCATATTGGGCGTAGCAGGACTGGAGGGCTGTTCTAAGTTTGTCGGCTCTGGCAGCTTCCCCGATAAGAAATTGACCATCCTCGGCATAAAGGGTTGCCCCAGTTCCACCTTGTCCATTGACGGATACTTTATTGTTCCGACTGGGGCGGTTCCGCAGCTCGATAAGAACATTAGCAAGCTGATTGTTAATAGCGTTGATTTGAGCATCTTTGTCCTTTCTAATCTGGTCAGTAGCATCCTGTAGCTGATGTTCTTTTAATCGTGCATTTGCAACCTCCTCCGCCTTATATTCCTCAAAGACAGTATGTTCATATTTTCCGTAACCTACTCCCGCTAAAGCAATAATAGTAAGACCAGCATAAATATAAAAGCTAATTGGTAATGGAAACATTATTCAATTGGCTCAGTTGTTATAAAGCGCAGTACAGCAACAATAATGCCAATAACAATAAGGCAAGCACCGTAATATTGAGGGTCAATGAGGTTTTGAACATTAGAAAAGTTATCAAATAAAGCACCAAAAATCACCAACGCTAAGGAAAACCATATCGTCTTTGACTTATGAACTCTCATTGTTGGCTGTGATGGTTTACTCTGGTGTGTAAATATTAACCACGCTAATGTTCTCACCCAATGACTTAGGAGCATCACCGGCTACTTCAACAACAACTTCAGGAGCAACTATTGGCTCTGGAGCTGGTGTTGGCTCAGGTACATTAGGGACCTCTACTACTGGTATTACATCTTGAATGTCTGCCATGATTTTTCCTTTTTAATTACAAGCCTTCGCCCGGAGTGATATAAATAGAAGCGTTTGTTCCGTCACCAATAACTCTTGCATACACATTTGTATTGGAATTGACTTGCGGACCAGTAATTACTTTGTAAGCATAGGGTGGCAAAGGAATTACATAGCCAGGACCATTATCAGGTAACGCCACATTAAAGGTGCTAGTAGAGTTAATCCATACATAAACAGCCGAATTGGTGTCAGCGTTAGCTAGGTAATACTGGTTTGATGGGCTATCAGCAGTAATGGTAAATACATTGGATTGCGTGTTAGCAGCACCAACGGCAGCTACCTTTACCGTTTTCCCCATTGGTTGAAATGCAATGTTATTTGCCATTTAGTACACCTTCTTTTCTTTCGCTCCAGATGGGCTTAATTTTGTACTGTAAGAACCTTCAGCAAAATCAAACATTGAGCGATAGCCGCCTTTTGGTAGTTCTCCGGGTTTCCATTTGGTCATTCCGGGGCTTCCATCTCTTGGCAACTGTGGACGAATAGCCGTAGCTATTTGCTGATTTGACTCATGGTCCCTCTGGTGTGGTCTGCTTTTCATGTTGTTTCCTTTCCTTTGTGTTTATCACAAGATAGCTGAAGATTACAAATATTGCTAGTGTTGCTACGCGGTCCCATTGTGGTCCCCACATCACCCAACACGCTAAAGCGCACGACATTGACAGAGCCAAAATCGTTATGAGCCGGTCTGAGATGACCGTTAATGCTACTTTGATGATAGTGATTGCATCCATGAATATCCCCTATTCGATTAAAGATACTCATATTCTAACCTTACTCATCTTCATCATCAATAGAAAAACCACTTCCCCACTCATCATCGTTCATTTTGAGCTTAATTGCTTCTAGCTTTAATGCTCGGTCTAACACTTTAGTTTTGTCAGTAATGCTAGCTTCAGGGTCAGCCATCACTTGCGTTAGCATAGTTGAGATAGCCTCTTCTAAAGCGTTGTTTATCCCTCTTTGCTTCTTAACCATCAAAATCCACCTAGCAATTTATTTAAGCTGTAACCGGCGACGGCGCCACCACCAACTGTAGCCCCCACATAAGGCAAGATACCTTTTAAAGCGGTTATTGCCTTTGCTTTATCAGTTTCTCTAGTCTTAACATCACGGATTTTGTCCAGCATTGCAATAGTCTCTTCTCGACTTGCAAGACCTCGACTTTCCAAGCCTTTAACAAAAGATTCAGCCGCACTAATACTTCTATTTGTAGTGGTTGCATTAAATATATCCCTTGAGGATTCGCTTACAAACTTTTGATTTTCTTTAGTTAAATTTGTGAGCTTTTCAGTTTTTCCCTGTGCGCGTTGAGATATTTCTTTAGCGCGTTGAGACAGAGCCTTGGCGCCCGTAGATTTCTCGGCAGCTTTAACCTCATTCGTTGCAAGCGTTTTCGCATACTCTTTTACCTTTGCAGCAACAGCAGGAAACTCTTGAAGATATGCGCCTTTGGATGAGTTAATCCAAGCGTCAACAGCTTCAGCAGTATTAAGTTTTGATAATTCATTAGCAGCGTGTTGAGCAGCAAATGGTTCTAATGCTTTTTTGCTAATGTCCATCTTTTCCAAAATACGAATCTGCTCTGGAGACTGGAATACTTTAGCTGGAATTTGAGTAGCGTCAGCTTGAAATACGCCTTTTAACCCTTCGATTTCTTGAGTCAACACTTTGCCAACTTGAGACTCGTAGGTATTTAAAGGCTGGCTCATCTTGGCGTAAACCTCTCTAAAGGTTCTGCCGGTAGGAGCAAATCCCGCAATTGGCTTTCCGCTTTCGCTGACATAGCCATACACAGAGTCTTCTAGCTTTTCTGCTAGCTTACCCATGTACTGTTGTTTCATAGCGTCCGCGCCCGTCATTGTCGGTTTGTTGGCTATTTTTTTTGTTTCTCTGATAACTTTCTCAATCTTTTCAATTTGAGAACGAACAATCTTTCCTTGAACCTGAACTCCAGATAGGGTTTCCATCAAGTCTTTAGCAGCCAATTGTTCAGATGCGGTATATTTTCCAGCGTTAGCAGGGGACGCAATATCTTTAAGGTTCTTTAAAAACGCTTGACCGGTTTGAGATTGAGACCAAAACTTGCCAGCAGCCTCACTTGCTTTGCCTTCTGCAAAATAAGCATCTTTAAGAACATCGGCAGCTCTACCTCTAGCAACATCTAATTGCTTTTCAACGCCTTTAGCAACGCCTCTAAGCCCTTCTCCGACTTGATATTCGTTAGTAGGTCTGCCAATCTTGTTTAAAGTGCCTTGGCTTTCAGCTTTAGCCAATTGAGCATCAGCATCAAAACGCTTTGCAGCATCACGCAAATTAATTTCTTGGCGTTGTTGGTCGGTGTAAATCTTTTCTTGACCGACTTTTTCAGTTTCTTTAATGCGGGCGCCAGCCTTCTGTCCAAGCTCTTCAGCAGTAGTTGTCATCTCGCTTAATGCTTTTTCTAGTGGTTTTCCCCTAGCTTTAGAGACAAGTTCCATGCCTTTTTCAAAAGGCTTTTTAACTACATTTTTAACAATTTGACCGGGGGTAACAAAACCGCCAGCAAATTCACCGCCAGTACGATAACTTTCTAGCTCAGGGCGAACGCCGGGCTTTGCGCCAACAGCGCTTTCAACTTGCTGAAATCCTTTTTCCACATCTTCCGAACGAGGAAAGAAAGTAGGCGAACCCATAAAAGTACCGGTTTCACCTTCTCCACCAAATAATTTTGGAACGGTAGTGGTAGCAAAGTATTCAATATCACCGGGACCGCCAAGCGTGCCAGCAGCAACACCGCGAGCAACTGCTCCAGCCTTCTCCCATCCAGTAGCCGGTTCTTGTGGCTTAACTTCTGGAGGCGTCCAGCCAGAAACTTCAACAGAACTTTTAACCTCAGGAGGTGACCAATCAGCCATTATTCTTTTCCTTTAGGAACCTGTTTTCCATTCCACCAATACAATTCGCCCGGTTTTAGCTTGGCATACTCTTCTTGAGTGACATTAGGTTGCGCTGGTATATCGCCTTTTCCAATAGACCGGTTATAACCTTTCTCAGCATTAGGGTCAAAGTCGTTAATCTTTAATCCCATTTTGGTTAAATTGTCTTTGGTCAATTTATCAGGGCTATGAACTCTAGCCTTTCTTACCACTTCATCAATTTGTTGATTCATTAAATTATCAAAGCCAGTAGCATTAAATTGATTTTGACTTAACAAATCATTAAAGCGTTTTTGGAACTGGACTGTAAAGCCTCTAGCTCCACCAGCTAACGAACGCTCGTAATCAACAAGGTATGAGGCATAGTCTTTAGCAAACACTAAAGCCTCTTGACCAGACCTATCTTTTGCTAAAGCAGGGTCATCAGCCGGTAATGGCTTTCCACTATTCAATGAATCTACATAACGATTAAAGAATTGTTGAATTTGACCTGACCGACCTACCCATTCAGGATGTTCGGCAACTTGATTTTTAAGAGCGTAGGCATGACCAATTGCATTGGCGCTAATGCCGACTTCTTGAGCATCTTTATCTTTTAGGTTTGCACCGCTGTATTCTTTAATAAATGAAGGTAAATCACCGCTAACTCCAGCAGCTTTAGACTGTTTAACGGCTCGGTCCAGAACTTTATTAATGTCACCCTTAATCTCTTGTAGATATTTGAAGTACGGCTCTAAACCTTGCTTTTCAAGAATTTGTTTGCCAATTTGACCGCCCATCTTTGCTGCGGACTGGTTTGCTAATGCTTCAGCTTCGCGTCTATCGGTTGCCATCATCTTGTAGGCTCGGTCCGCATCTTTGGAGGCATCTTCAATAATTGACTTGACCTTAGTCATCTCTTTGTCAAACTCTTGCTTTTCACGATTCCATAAATCTGAACGACCTTGCTGCCAGCCCTTCATCATTCCAGACATAGAGTTCATAGAGCCAATAGCGGACATTTTGCCAGCGCCACCGACTGCCATACCAATAACGCCAATCAAGCTAAACAAAGTGGCTAGTTCAGGGATGTTTTCTTTGGTTGGATGAAGTTCAGGATAAGGAAAATCTTTGCGAACTTGGTCCACTTTAGCTTCAATAGCTTGTGTTCTTTCACGCTCTTGAGTTGCAATAGAGGCTTGTACATCGGCTTGATATTGTTTTTGAGCCAGCTCATTAGCACCAATATCTTGCCCTAATTGTTGTTGACGCTGCAAAACTCTAGCTTCTTCTTGCTGAACGCCACCCAAAGACTTAGGTGCTTTTGTCATGTCAATACCGGGAACGCCACCAAACTGAGTCTTAATTGCTTGCTCAGTAGGCGCAGCCGGTAATGTAAACGGCTTTAAATTAGCCGACTCTTGAGGGGTAACTGGGTTAATTGGGTCAGCCATTAGACAGTCCTCGCCATTGGTAATCCAGCCGCTATTCCAGCAAGACTTGTGTAAAAGTTATTGCTTGCAGCATTTAATTGTTGGTCAAGCTGCATACCGGTACGGATAGCGCCAAGAGCAATCTGGTCACCAACTTGGCTTACTTGCAATCCGTAGTTATATTGGTTTGTTAGCAATGTTTGACGGAAGGCTTCAAGTTGAGTGGCAGCTTGTTCAGCACCAACACCACCACGATTAGCTACGCCTTGAGCCAATTGAGCTTGTGCAGCTTTGTAAGACTGAACGGATTGTGGAGTCAGTTCACCAGCGCTAGCAGCTCGGATTAAGTTTTGACCAGCAGTTTGATAAGGTTGAGCAATATTTTGTTGTTGCTGAGTGGCTTGCCCAATTTGATTAACGCCTTTTTTGTATTGTCCAGCGCCATATAAACCTAATCCACCAGCTAAACCAAGACGAGCAAGAGTGTCTGAAGACATCCCCAAAATCTTTCCTGTTTGGTCTTTAGTGGTTTGGTCACCGGGTATTGGTTGTGTACCGTAAGTAGGTGTGGATGATGCCAATAAATCAGATTGTTGTTGAGCCGTCAAAGCTGGTTGTTGAGCAATGCTAGCTCTGTAATCCGCTAATTGAGCAGCGTTTGGTTGTGAGCCAGCTTGCATTTCTGCAACGCTAAGTCCTGAAGTGCTTGGGTCATAAAAACTAGGCAAATTAAATTGACCGGCTTGAGGTTGTGCGTTTACAGCAGGAGCTTCTGCGCTTACAGGGGCAGCCGTTTGACCGCCATATTGTGAGCCGGTATAGCTTGCTTGAACATCAGGCGCGGCAAATTGAACTGGAGGACCAGCTTGTTCTGGAGGAGGGGTATATCCCATTTCAGAATAAGTAGGACCATAATCATCAAATTGAGGAAGACCAGTTTCAGGGTTAATTGTTCCACTACCGCCGCGTCTTTTTAAAAGTGCAGCCTCCCTAGGGTTGATGTGAGCGAGGATGGTATCGCCTTTTCTACCCTTAGCTTGAATAATTTTTGCCAATGCTGGCAAATCAAGTTGTAATGATTCAATTAACGCTTTAGCCATATTAAGCTCCGGTTTCGTCTTTAGTTCTTAAAGAAGCTTGATTCCAAACATTAGGTGTAGTTTTCTCTCCACCTCCGATATTAATTGGAGGGCTAATATCCCCACCACCTAAATTTAATGCCTGAGCTAAAGCAGAGCTACCCGGACTTGAACCAGCACCACCAGTCAACGGGCTAGAAGTTGGGGCAGAAGACGGTGAGCCACTAGTGCTAGCAGATGAGCCACCAGTTGAGCTTGTGCCACCAAATAAATTGCTGACATCTTGACGAATAAATGGACTTGCAACGCCAGTAATTGCTCTACTTGTCTCTGGAGAAACATCTGCGCCTTGTAATGCTTGTCCAATACCAGCAGTAATCGCACCAGTAGCAGCACCTATTTCACCCTGTCTTAATGATTGATTAAGATTTTGACCGGCTAATTCAGCACCAGTAAATCCGCTTACTCCACCAGAAGCGGCGCCACCAGAAATAGCTCCGGGAGCATTAGCTCCTAGTGTTGGACCTAAGTCGCTAGGAACGGCTACAGGACCACCAGTAGCACCAGTTACGGCATCTGATACTGCGCCTCCAGCCAAAGAGCCAGCAGCTCCAGCAGCGGCTCCTTCAGCTCCAGCAGCCAAAACACCTTCAACATTTTTTCCTTGAACGGCAGCATTAACAGCACTTGATGAACCAGCAATAGCAGCAGAGCCAACAGCAGCAACAGTAGCAGCGCTAGCACCTTCAACAGCCATTGCATCAAGAATAGCGGCGCCCACTTCAGGACCCGCATATACGGAAGCAACAACAGCGACCACATCAACAACAACAGAAACAATACCGCCGCCTCCACCACCGCCTTCTAATGTCATTCCCATTCCAAAAGGACCTTTTCCTCTTGGTTGAAACGCGCGCTCAGGCAACATAGTATCTAAACCATATTTCATATTCTCATCTCCACGACAATAGATTTTCTTTCAAAAGAAAATCGCTTATAAAGTCTTTCAATAGACTCGCTTACATACCCCTGAATACGATTAGCCCCGTAGGACTTTAACAAATCTTTTAGCTCATTAATGTAATCTTTATTAATTAGCATTTTTCCGCCAATGCTTGCAATAAAGGCAATGTAATTATCTGGATAAGATATAAAAGACACCGCTGCGGCACCATGAACCTCATCTTTATCACTTATTGCAACAAACAACTTCCATTTTCCAGAAGTTAAAAAAGTTTTTAATTGCGGCAAAGTGTATTCAGCATCACAATCTTTGATTCCTTCAGACAAATACTGCTCCACAGAGTCCCATACAGAAGACACTAAATTTTGTTGGACACAGTAAATGCTCATATTGCACCTTCGGACAATAACTCTTCAGCCATCTTGCCAGCAGTAATGCCGTAAGACAATAGCTTGTAATCAATTCCGGGTTGCACATCGGCGGCAGTAATTAAGCCTTCTTTGATTGCAGCTTGCACCGCCATCTGGTAAATGGCTGGGTCTTTCAAAGCCATGCTCGCCAATTTGCCGGCACGAATCAATGCTTGAGGGTCAATTTTGTTTTGAATAATGACTTGTTTGAGCTTTTCTTTAGATTGCTCAACAGCAGGAGGTTGCTTAGGCTTTCCTTTCCTCTTAACAGCAGCCATTACATCTGAGTCAAGTTGCTGTTTGTTATCTATCGTAGGCTCAATAGGAGCCATTGGTTCAGCTATTGCCATAATTTACCTTTGCTTGTGTTGCATCGCACAATTCCAAAAAACCATTTTTTCTTGGGGCGGAGAGAACTTTTTTCATAGTCTATGAACTTAAATTTAAAGCAGCAGCAATTTGTTCATGGATGTACAAGTGGCTGGCTATCCAATCATAGAAATCTGACTCATTATTAAAGTCCACATCCAGCATATTAAAGGGATTATTAAGCCCTAACAAGCCTGAAAATGCTTGGTGTTCTACCTGATGAGCCAATAACCAGTCATCTAAATTGTCTGTATTGGCGTCAATAATTGGGTAAATAGGCACCGAAATGCCTTGGTCCATGAATGTTTCTTGAAATAGCTTGTGCTGAATGCCGTTTTCAAACAAAAACTCTCCTAAGGAGTCCACATCTCCAAACTTAACTATAGAAAGAGTGTCAAAATTCACTATTTATCAGCCTTTAAATCTAGCTTATCAAAAATACGAGCTAACATTCCCTTAATTTCTGCAATATCAATGCGGTAATCATCTTTCATTACATAGCCACGCTCAATCTCTTTGACATCTTCTTTTAAATCGTGAATAGCATCCCACAAGACCTTAAATAGCCATCCAGCAATAGTTCCAATAATGGTAGTAGAAATGTTAAAAAGTAATTGAAAGTCCATATTTAAACCGCATAGTAAGGGATTTTGACTACCGTACCGTTTAAGTCCACTTGGATATAACCAGCAGGAACTAGAGGAAGGCTTGATGTTGCAAAAGTAGCAGTAGATGAAGTTGTTGATACTATGTTTGTTGCTTGTACATTGATTGTGCCGCCAGTAATGGACACATTAGAACTAGAAAGATTGGTAAATGTTCCATTGCCTGAGCTTATAGTGACATTTTGTAAAGTTACATTACCAAGAGTGGTGACTGTACTTCCAAGCGTTACCGTCGTATTGCCAATAATGACATTAGCATTAGCTAAATAGCTATTAGGAAAAGTGGCTGCAACGCTAGTGATATTAGCGGAAGCAAAAGTGCCTCCTGAGTGCGCTACCGAATTAATCGTACCGCCAGTAATAACAACGGCATTGGCATTTTGAGTTGCCATCGTACCTAAGCCGGACACATTGGCTGCTGGTACAGAAGTTAAGCTAATTGTTACATTCCCAGTAAGAGCGCCACCGCCAGAAAGCAAACCACCAGCGAGAACATTAACTGTATTGGCAACGGCGCCAGACACATTCCCAACAGGAATAGTTGTGCTAGCAGTAACAGGGCTAGTGTTATTTGCGTACATATAGCCAGTAAGACCCGTAACGGTAATACTATTAAATGCCTCATTGGTTGAACCATCTACTTTCTGCCAAATAGAACCGTTAAATACAGCCCAGTCACCTACTGACCAGAGTGCCGTACCATCTAAATTAGTAACGCCAGCTACGGAAACTACATAGTAATCACCCTTAGTGCCAACTCCTGAAGTAAGTGTTGGGCTATTGGTTAAAGCGTTCCAAGAACCTTTGTAATTTAAGGCTCCAATAGAGTTAGCAAACGAACTAACGGTTTTTAGCATGATTAACAGCCATCTCCGGCAGTAATGTAAATAACGCAGCTTGAAGCTGCATTAGCTGTGAAATACGCATTAGGAATAAAACTTAAAATTTCATCTGTGCCGGGAAGTAGCGGCAAACAATTTTTTACAGCACCGTCAGGAGTTTTAGCTCCTGCGGTAGCTGTTGCAGCATCTACGCCAAAACCAAGAAAAGCAGTAATACTTCCAGCGTTGATAATCCGGTATTGATTTCCACCTAAAGTTAATGAGGTAGCCTGAACCGGAGTTGGAGCTGTACTGTTAGCCGTTACAACAACGGTGTTTCCTGATACGGTAAATGGCGCATTTACTGACATATTTACTCCTGTGGAGGTTCTGAAGGCGGAACTTGTGGGTCAGCTTGCTCTTTAATCTTAGCCAACAATGTCCAAGCACCTGTTTTGGTTGGCAATTCGCCTAAAGTTTGCAAAATGTAATTGACATCGTTAATTTCTAGTTCTAACTTAATCATTTAATTGCATCCTGAAATGGTGTTAAATCGTAGCCAGCGTAGTAGTCACCCTTAGCAATTTGAATTTTCAAATGCTCGACATTGCGCTTAACTGTATCAGCCCAATCTTCATCAGACATACCTTCAGGCTTACCAGCGTTAAGTAGGTTTACGCTATCCATTGCGGCATCGTAACTGCGTTGGACTTCTTGTTCAGGTGTTAGTTCTAACATTTTATTTAGCCTTTAATTGGTCAACTTCTGCTTTTAATTCTTGGATTGCTTTAATAAGTGCTGGCACTAATGCAGATGAATCCAATCCCCAAGTTTGGGTAATTTCTTCTCCATCATCGCCTTTGCTTACACATTCAGGAGCAACTTCATAAAACTCTTGTGCAATTAAACCAAACTCTGTGTGTGAACCATCAGATTTAAAATCAAAGCTACGCACTTTTACAGAATCAATTAAAGATAATGCTGAAGGAGCATCAACAATGTTTTCTTTTAATCTGCGGTCAGAAACAATATTGTAAAGAACGCCTGTTGTGCCGTTTTGAGTAATAGAACCAATAGTTCCACCAGCATAATTGTAATAAGCATAAGCAGTACCACTACCTGCGCCACTCACATGACCTGATGCAAGCCATGAGCTAGTTCCAACGCTAAAACAATGACCTTGTGTTGGAGTATTTGTATCATTTACTTGACCAATACAAAAATCACCGTTATTTATAAACACACCTCTAGGATTACCATCACCATCAGATAACACAATGTAGTTACTTGCTGTACGGATGTCTAGACCGCCTTGATTGCCTGTATATGGGCCAAGAATAGTGTTTTTAGACCCAGTGGTCATAGAATAACCTGAATTAAATCCTAAACAAGTATTTTGAGTTCCGCTTGTTACGCTATAACCTGTTTGCCATCCAAGAAAAGTATTATAAGAATTTGTATTTGAATAACCAGCAGTTTGTCCAATAAAAGTATTTTGTGCGCCTGTTACATTACTATAACCAGCTTGATAACCTACTGCTGTGTTATTAGATGCGGTGGTGTTTGATTGAAGGGCATAAATTCCTAAAGCTGTATTGCTACCACCAGTAGAATTAGTTAGTAATGAGTTATATCCAACGGCTAAATTATATGTGCCTGTAGTATTAGAGGCTAAAGCGTAAGTGCCTAAACCTGCATTACCATAACCAGTTGTATTTGCGTATAACGCTTTATAGCCAAAAGCATCTAATGGCGTACCTGTAGTATTACTATACCCAGCTTGATAACCTACTGCTGTGTTGTTAGAAGCGGTGGTGTTGGAGTAAAGGGCTGTTTCTCCTATAGAAACATTATTGCTACCAGTTGTATTGCTTGTTAAAGAGCTATGACCAACAGCGCTATTATTGTTGCCTGTGGAGTTGTTTAAAAGAGCATTATCACCCAATGCGGTATTAAGTGCGCCAGTAGTATTTGAATATAGAGTCCCTCTACCAAAAGCAGAGTTCCCAGCACCTGAAGTATTTTGTGTCAATGCAATATAACCAACAGCAGTATTTTCAGAGCCGGTTGTATTTGCAGATAGTGCGCTACCACCAAAAGCTGTGTTAGATGATACAGAAGTACCTCCCTTACCAACAGTAAGACCTGAGATAGAAGCATCATTAGTAGCCGTTAATGTTGTTACATTGGCGTTAGTAACTGCCACATTACCACTTGATACGGTCACATTGGTTAATGTCAAATTACCAATACTGGTGTAAGTATTGGAAAGCGTCATTGCCACATTACCTAAAGTAATGGGAGACGCAAAGTTAGCATCTAATTGCGCTAAAGGAATAGCGGTTGTGGCACCGGCAAAGGTGTACGGAATAGTCATTTAAAACCTCACTCTCAATTCGTGTTCGTATTCAAATCCATTTAAAACAAAGTTCGGATAAGTTGATGTCACAGTCATCCCCAAATACTTGCCATACTGTTGAGCATCGGTTTTATAGAGAGTATATCCCTGTCCGCCGAACCAGCCAATAGTTGTAGAACTATTATTTATCCAAATAATTGTGACGCCCAAGTTGTTGTACCAAGTTACAAAATTTCCCAACAAATACGCTGGACTAGAACCGGACTCGGAATCCACAGTCACGGACAATTCAGCAGGAGTTGTTGTAGTTGCTTCAATACCTACTTTTAATGCTTGTTTTGTACGGATGTTATCACCCATAGGTTGCAGGGCAGTTTGCACATAACTTGAAATATTAGCACTTGCATCGGCATAAAGCTGGACGCAATTAGTACCGTTAGTGCCATACAAATTTACTTTGCCGCTTACGGGCGCTGAAGTAATGTATTTGAGGTCATTACCTTGACTGGTAAAGAACCATTTTTTTTCAAAAAATATTGCTTGCATATAGCGAGCAGAGCTTGATGTTCCCTGATTTC